GAAAATCAAATTTCATATGCGGTGATTGGGGTTGACTTCGGCGGTACGAAGTCGGCCCATTCTTTTACCCTCACCGGCTTTACGCAGGGATACAAGCAGGTGGCTGTGCTGGATGAATTTTATTGCAAAAAGCGGCTCAACCCGAAGCAACTGCAAGAGGCGTTCGTCGATTTCGTCCGGCGCGCGCAAGCACGCTTCAAGGTGTATGAGGCCTATTGCGACAGCGCGGAGCCAACGCTGATCTCCGGCCTTGAAATGGCCTGCGTGCAAGCGCACCTGCCAATAGACTTGAAAAACGCGATTAAAGGCCCCATCAACGATAGAATTGCTTTCTATAATTCGCTGATCGCACAAAATCGGTGGAAGGTCATGAAGCATTGCACGCACATTATCAAGGCCTTTGAGCAGGCCGTCTATGACGACAAAAAGCCGCATCAGGATATTCGGCTCGATGACGGTCTGATGAACGTTGACAGCCTGGACAGCACGGAATACAGTACGGAAAGCGTGCAGCAGGATATCCTGTATATCGCAGCATAAGGAGCTGATCATTTGGACATTTCCGCCTATTTGAAAAAAAGAGGATATTTAACCGTTGACGCCGCCTATCGGTCAAAAGTGGATGAATGGCTCGACTGGTATCAAGGGGACGTCGAGAATTTCCACGCCTATAGCGTGTACAACGGCATCCAGAAGGTCGGAGTACGCCGGGCTTCGCTCCAGATGGCGAAATGTATCGCGGAAGATTGGGCGAACCTCCTGCTCAATGAGCGCGTTGCGATCCACGCCGGCAGCTTTCAAAAACGACTGGAGGAACTGCTGCAAAAAAACCGGTTCACGGTGCGCGGGAACCAGCTTATTGAACTGGCCTTTGCGCTTGGAACAGGAGCCTTTGTGGAATACCTTAGCAGCGACAATGAACCGGTGATCGATTGCATCCGCGCCGATCTGGTCCATCCCCTTGCCTGGGATAATGGAGTGGTAACGGAATGCGCCTTCGGCGGTGTCCGGGTAATCCGACAGAAAGAATGCTGCTATTTGCAGCTGCACGTGCTGGACGAAAACGGAACGTATAGCATTGAAAATCACCTCTTCGACAATGAAACCGACGAGGAGCTATCGTTGGAGGAGCATTGTCCCGATCTCGCGCCGAAGGTTGAAACCGGTTCCGAAACGCCGCTGTTTCAGATTATCACGCCCAACATCACCAATAACTTTGATCTGGATTGCCCGATGGGTGCCTCCGTCTATGCGAACGCGATTTCCACGTTGCGGTCACTCGATCTGGCTTATGACAGCTATACGAATGAATTCGCCCTGGGCCGCAAGCGGATCATGGTGCCAATCACGATGGCAAAAATCCAGATGACGAAGGACGGCACCGCGCAGCCCATCTTCGACAGCAACGACGTGGCCTTTTATGCAATGCA